TTAATAACTATTGATTTTTCTGTTGGTATATCAAATACCATTCTAAATTTTTCATAGTTCCAATGACTGTTAAAAATGTACCAGTCATACTCATCGTGCCTTTCTTTGTTAGAGAAAAACTCTTGTAAATTAGGTTGATTCCAAGAATTTTTTTGCCACAAAATATTTATTTTGTTAGGATCTAAAGGAACTTTACCAGGTATAGATGTGCAAATTTGAAATTGATCTAATATATCTTTTGCTACATACTTTTGTAGCATTTCCATTTGGATTTCAGTTGCACCTCTAGGTTCCATTATTCCTTTGTATGTGCGCCTAAGGTTACTCTTGTTACAGTTATTTCGAGGTCTTGTCTAAAATCATCTGCAATAGTATCCGTATTGGGGTCAGCAACATCATTATTAAAATGATCTTTACTAGCATATATTTTTCCTGTTCTTTTATGTTTAATAATTTCTTTTGCTTCTGCAGGAATTTTAATTAGATCACTCATTTTTGTCTACGTCCTTGTCTATGGTATTTTTTATTATGTTGCAACTTCTTTTTTTTGTTAGGGCTCTTACAATGTCTTCGAGGTCTTTTCCTAGGTTGGTCTCTTTCAACAAAGTCTTTAAATTTTCTAGCCATTTTCCTGTGATCGGTCTATTAACGCATAACTAACAACACCTGTTATTGTGTTTGCACTTCCTGCTTCTATTTTAAGTATATCATTTGCTTCCATATTTAAACTTGATGTAATCATGTTTCCAAAATTTTTATTTAATTGTGCATGACTAATCTCTACAGCCGACCCACCAGATTTTTGTAAGTAAAGATCTACATCAACATTGGATGCTGATTTGTGGCTTGCTTGTACAGATTTTATAATAATAGTTGCATCAGCTGGACAACTTAAAACATCAGTTACATTAGTATTTGTTAAATCAAATGTTGTACTTTTATATCTAATTGTCATTGCATAAAATAGTTAAACGAATCTTGTTCATTTTTCAAGTCCTGTTGAAAAGAAGTATTTAATTGATTTTCAACTGTTTCAAGTGCTTGGTTTATTTGCCTAAACCCTTCTACTGAGTACTCTTGAGGGGGCTCAGGAACATATACATTTATTTTAGCCATATTAAACTCCCATTGGTATTCCGTAAATAAACTCGCCTCCACTAATATACGGATTTAGTTGATTAATCCCAGTATTATTTACCTGCTGTACTTGAGGTAAAGTTTCTGGTTGTAATTGAGCAATACCGCCTCCTCCATCATTACCAAAATTATTAATAATTCTTCCCATAGCATCTGTTTCTCCAGCTAATCTTTGTGACATATAATTATTATAATATTCTTCTTGTTGTGTTGGATTTAAAGAAGCAAAATCTATTTCTTGATAGGGTGCAACTCTATCCATATAAAATTTTCTGTTTGCTAAAGCTCCTGATTGCAAAGGACCTTGAAGTAAGTTTAAGGCTAAACCTGTTAAACCAGGAAAAGTTTTCATAGGAACATTATTAGGTCTGTTTAAAAATTGATTTGTATTAACTTTAGCTTGTGCGTTATTTCCTGAACCTAGAAGTTGTTTAATACCTTTTGTAACATCTTTTTGCGCTTTATTTTGTTCTTTAGTAGTTTGACCCCCACCTCTTTCCGGACTTTCACTAGGTGGTGGGCTGTATTTTCTATCAGGAGATTTCATCCCATCATGCATTCCTGCTGGCATTATCTTCTCCCGTCTTGGTTAACGTCTGCCCTAAAAGTTCCAAATCTCCAGGTTTCATTGACAGCAGTGTTTTGTATCTTAATATTTGCAAGTCTTCCTCTAGCTCTAGTATCTATTTTTTCTGTAGTAGAGTTTATTGTAAAAGGACCTAATTGTGAAGAGGTACCTGAATCTACAGGAAAATTTTTTAAAAATATAGTTACTATTGCATTGCCTTGTAGATTTTTAAAATCTGGTAAAAACCTACTGACTCTTAATAAGTATTCACCATCGCCATCTGTAGGTAAATCAAAATCTCCAGATTGAATGTAAGCTGGTATGGCTGTTATGGAACCATTTAAAGCCACTTCATTAAGACCAACCTCATGTGCAAAATATAAAGAAGAACCAAAAGTATTTGTTGCACCACTTATATTGGGTATTGTGGGTGTGTTAGTAGATGTATATTCTGTTGCATAAGGAACGTCATAAGTGCTTGCATCTGCATAAGAACTTCTAGAAAGACTCATTGTAGACCAACTATTTTCTACATAATTATAAGTTACAGATCTATTGTTTTGTGTAGCAGGACTTCCCGCTGGTGTTCCCGCTGGATAAAACCAAATTATTTCATTAAATAAAGAATTGTGCGATGCGTAAATAATTTCATTAGATGAATAATTTATACCTATATTTGATCCGGTGGTCGTGAATACAAAATCTTCTACAAGTGATGGAAGTAATTTAACCGTACCATCAAATACAAAGAATCCTCCTCCAGAACCCATCCAATAAACTCTACCATCCGCATAAACAACCGCATGTTGACCTATACACCCACAGTTAGAACCAACTTGTCTAATTGAAAATGTAAATGGTGGACCCACAAATTGCATAGTATAAGCTGCCTGATCAGTTAAAATTAAATTATAATCCTTACCAGAAACAGCAGCTACAATTTTATTACCTGTATCCAATCTAAAAGTTCCTGCAGTGTTAACTGAAGTAGGTTGGTAAATACTGTAATTTTCTTGATCACTAAATCGTATAAACATAGGATCTTGAGTAGTTCCATCTCCTATAGTTGTTTCAGTTCCAAAGTGAACAACGTGTCTATCTCTATCTGATACAATAGTTAATCTTGTAGCTGTTGGCGCACCACTCATAATTACAGCTCTTACTTCTAAGGGGTTAGATACACCTGGGTTCCATACAAAAGTTTTACCATCTTTAACAGTTGCTATTAATTGTTGACCAAAGTTATCCAAAGACCATGTACCAGGATCAAGAACAACTGAAGAAGTTGCAGAAGCTGAACCCCAAGTTAATCTACTCCATGTACTTGTACCCCAACCATAACCATAAGTTTGAATTGTAGGACCTATTTCCTCGTAAGGATTTATAGTTACACTTCCAGCAGTTGACATACCTGTACCAGTTTCATTAGATTTCATTTGAATTGTAAACGTACTTGTCGTTGGAACTGTTAAAATTTCAAAAGTAAAATCTGTGAAATTAGCTGTAGTAAAACTTGTTGCTCCACCACCAGGTAATGTTACAGCAGTAAAAGTTATATATTCTCCAACATCAAGTCCATGACTAGCTTTAGTAACTGTTACTGCGTTTGAGTTTTGTGTTGAGGTAAGAGTTGCTCCAGTTATTGCTGTTGCAAGTGGAGTGATGTCATAAAATTTATCTTCGTAATAAATATACAATGCTTTTGATGTACCGAGTGCTGCGTATCTTTTGCCTTCTAAATCAGTCCAAGTATGCTGTGCTCTTGTTGGTCCTGATATTGTATTAGTTCCTATAGCTTGAAAACCACCAATTTTTTCTGGTTGACCATATCTAAATCTTACAAAGTCACCATCTATCCATTGCCCTTCAGCACCTGATGGTGTGTCTGCTTTATTAAATCCTGGTACTATTTTTACGTTTGTTAATGCCATATTTATCCTGGGAATTCTATTGGGTATCGTATTACTACTAAACCTGCATTTCCTGGCTCTTGTGAAGCAGGAAAACCTCCTCCACCACCTCGTCCATAATTTGCGTTGTTATATCCTGTGTTGTTTCCTGGTGTTCTTGAACTTCCGTTAGTAACTGTAGAACCTAAAGAAGTACCTCCACCAGCACCTCCACCACCTTGGTTATCGGTATTTGGGTTTCCTCCAGCGCCACCTCCATTAACACCTCCACCACCTCCTCCTCCTCCAGAAGAGTCATTACTTGCGTTAACAGTTAATCCAATTGTAGTTGATGAAGCACCTGCTGTACCACCACCTGCACCTTGAGGCGATGCAGTACCGTTTTCACCGCCACCTCCACCATTACCTGCAGCATAGCCCAAACCAGCTCTTTCAACACCACCACCGCCACCACCACCGCCAGCAACGATTAAACCAGTAGTTCCTCTTATTAATGCAGAAGCACCACCTCCGCCTCCACCACTTTGAGAAAAACCACTTGGACCATCTTCATTACCAGGTCCTCCAAAATAAAAATTTGTACTACTAATCGTAACACCTGATCCAGCTGCGCCTGGAGTTCCGCCATCACCTTTACTTCCTCCACCACCAACACATACTTTTAATGTCTCGCTGTTAATGGATAAATTAGTGTTTTCTGAATAGGCACCACCTCCGCCATCACCTCCATTACGACCTGGATCTAGTCCGCCAGGTCCATTGTAACCTCCGACAGCACCTCCGCCACCCCACATAAAAACTTCTATAGAGTTTTGTGAACCACTACTTACAATTACAAAGTCTGCTGTAGATGTAAATGTGTGAACTTTATAATCAATACCATTTATATCTTGGGTGGTTACTGTTCCTCCAGTAGCACTTGTAGGAAACCAACCTCCTGCTCCTATTAATAAAGAGTAATGAGTCATGGTTATTTCCTAACTTAATGTTCCACCAGTGATTACAAATTCGTTACTACCCACACAAAGAATTGTGGCAATTCCTCTAGTAGCTAAAGTTCTGTTTGCATTAGTTCCGTTTTGAGACCAGTACATTGTTACACCTGTTCCCTTAGAAAGGGTAATATTAGAACCTGAATCATTATAAATAGTTACTGTTTGTCCTGCAGAAAAAACACTTGGAGGAATTGTAACTTGGCTGTCTGTATTAATAAATTTACCATGGTCTGAAGCTTGTAAAGTGTAAGAAGCTGTTTTTGTGTTTATTGGAACTAATCTTATTTCACCTTTTTGATCATCAATGTTTCCACCAGATGCATCAATGTTACCTGCAGTTGCAGTAATATTATCTTGTATTGTTAAGTTAGTTCCACCTGTAATAGCTGCAGTAGCAGCTAAAGTATTTACTGAAGTTGCTGCAGTAACTGTTACGTTACTTACGTTGATAGTTCCATTCGAAGTATTACCATTATCTAGTACAGCATCTAAAGTATTATTAGCTAATTGAATACCAGATATTAAATTTACATTAGTTCCGTCTGAATAACAAAAATGACTTTTACCCTGGGAACATGTAAAACCAGTTCCTGAAACAGTTTTAAAAGTTAAACTAAAAGATCCGTGTGTAGTACCATCAACTACAACATAAAATTTTTCTATTGAGTTTGGAATTGTAACTGTTCTATTTGCAGCTAAAGTTCCAGTAAATTTTAAAATCATATTTCTAGCGTTAGAAATAGAAGCATTAGCCATTGTCAAAGCTACATCAGAAGATGCAACATCAATTGATTGATAACCTGCGATTGCTTGTTGAACAAGTTCTAGGTTTGTATTTGTTTTAGTTCCCCATGTACCTGAGTTTTCACCCGTGGCCATAAGTTCAAGTTTAAGATCTGATGAAAATGTTGATGCCATAATTTGCTATTATACCTTGTTTAAGCCGCCTTATCAACTTCAGTCCAAGTATTAGTAACTCCCTTACTAACTTCAGTCCAAGTATTAGTAACATTAGGATCTACTTCGGCCCATGCAGTAATAAAAGGATTACCAACACTTCCAGTTATTTGAACTCCTGTAGGAATTACAGTAACATCTATTATTGAAACAGCATTCCCTATTGTTGTAACTAGTTGTTGTCCGGTGACCGAGATTATTGAGTTTGGAGTAATTGTTGATTGACCAAGACTCGATGTTAATTGAATACCAGTAAGGTTAGCAGTTGCATTAGCTGATGTTGTAACTGAACCAATAGAAGTATCTATTGAATGATCAACACCTGTAATAATTGATACACTACCACCTGCACTTACAGAGTAAGTTCCAATAGTAAAGCCTAACTGCTGACCTGTAAGAGTTACCTCTACGTTAGGTAATATTTGTTGACCAATACTAGAATTTAATTGTATGCCAGTTAAGGCTACGTTAGCATTAGTTCCGCCTAATGCTGCTATGGGTGATTGTGCTAATGCCGTTATCCCAAGCATCGATTAAGCTCCTTTTTTAAGTTCGTCTATTTCTGCTTTTAATTCTTTTATTGCATTTACTAATACTGGTATTAAATGAGAATTAGTTAATTTTAAATTTTCTTTATTTTCATTATCAATAATAACATTATCTGAACCCTCTAATTCAAGTATGTCTTGTGCTAAAAATCCATATTTTTTAAAACCATGTGGTTTAGGGTTTTCTCTAGATTTTTTAAATTTAAAACTTACAGGTTTTAATTTATCTACAAAATCTAATCCATGAGGTACATCTCCAATTTCTGTTTTATCTCTTAAATCTGATGTAACTGTAAGAGCAACTTTTATATAAGCATTTGAAATATTATTGTTACCTAAAACAAGTCTATTATTTTCAGTTGTTATATTAAAAACTGCATCTGTACCAGATTCTCTGCCTAATGTTGCATTTCCTAATCCCGTGGTAATATTAGAACCTGCTTTAATACCTATTGCAGTATTTTCTGTTCCTGTTGTGTTAGCACATAAAGCATTTAAACCTACTGCTGTATTTTTATCAGCTGTTGTGTTAACACCTAAAGCATTTTTACCTACTGCAACATTGCAATTTCCTTCTGTATTGGCATCTAAAGCTCTATAACCAAAAGCTGAATTATTATCTCCTGTTGTATTA